TCTTGTAGATCTTTTTGTTCTTTTTTACTTGACACTTTTTTTATGTCATTCTCTATTGTTTACAAACACTCTAATTAATCTTTAAACATCCACCTCTTCTGTTTTAAGAGTATTTGGATTTGTAAAAATAACTTTACTTTTCTCAGCGTCATCTCCGTAATCTCTCTCAATTATCATATCAATATAATGTTTAGCCTTTTCAAGGTCTTGTTCGCCACCTTTGTTTATATGCCTACAAATATACTTAATCGCATTGCCTTCAGCAAATAACATTTTATTCTTGTTTATAAATTCAGCAGGTTGTATCTTCATTTTAGAATAGTGATCTCCGCCTACTTGTTTATCATATGGGTTGCTCATCTTTCTCCTTTAGTGTAGTGTTGTGTCTTCAAATTTTTCAATATCATCATAACTCTCGGTTATAGATTGTGTCATTGCCTTATAACCCTCATCACTCAATACCGTCTTATATATTCTTAATCCTATGGATACTAAAGTTGCGGCGATCATCTGCCAGTTAAACTTTAGACCCATTATAATTACATATCTATACAGGTCATCAAATGCCTCTTGTAATTTTTTATCTTCTTCTTTACTTGACACTTCTTTTATGACCTTCACCGTTGTTTACAAATACTCTAATCAATCTTGAAACATCAACAGTTTCCTCTTTTAATGTTTTTGGATGAGTAAAGATAACTTTACAAGCATTAACTTTTCTAATAACTGTCGTATGTTCATCTACAACAACAGCGTCATCTGTATGTTTTCTCCAGTCGTGGGAACTATACCCTAACACATCTTGGCTCATTATTTTTCCTTTCTAACATTTTAATTATTGGTTTTACTAAAACTTTTTGTTTTTTAGAAAATCTAGTATTAGTATGTAATTTGATTTTATTTTTAATATAACTAGGTTCTATATTAAGCAACTTACAATAATAACTAAACTGTGGATCATTACTCATAATCCAATCGATTGCTTGTATCTTATGTTTAAGATATTTTTTACTCAAGCCTGTGTACTTAGCGTCTTCAACTGCTTGTGTTAATATAGCTGTAATTAACTTCTCTTCCCAAGTCTGCATTATTTACCGTATATCCTTTCTGCTTCTAAATTTAAAGATATATCAATATCTGAATCTTCTTTCATCCATGATGTATCTGAAACAAACTCATTTTTTTTAATCACTTCAGCAATCTGACTAAAATAACACCAGTTAGAACCAAAACTAATTGCACCAGTATAATTTAATTCTGTATCATACTCTTTCGCATTAACTCCTAATTCACCAGCGATATCATTTTTATCGGTAGCAATACCGATATTAGTTATCTCACCTTCTCTTCCTTTTTCGTCTTTGATCGTATCACCTAATTTAATTATCATTATATTTTTTCTCCTTCTTCATTACTGTCATTCCTGACTCGGTTTTATAGATAGTCCACATACCATTATTATCAGTATAGTAACCATCTACTGTCAACTTGACTTTCTTTTTTGTTTTCTTTTTTTTCATAATATACTCCTATATAAAATCGTAAGCGTATTCGTCTTTAGTTAGATTATACATCTTAACTGTCGTATTGTCAAGAAGTTTCTCTAGCACACCTTTTAACTCTTGTGATAATACATCTACAAAACCTGGTGTAAAGGTAACGAATAAAGAACCGTGTAATATTTCTGCCTTATTAGCGCCACTTGACTTAGCAGCCTTTAGGATTAGTTCTTCTTCTCTCAATTTATTATATTCTTGTGGTGTAACCATTATTGTTTCTCCTGACATACGATTGAAATAAACATAGTACTTATTCCCATTACAAATAATGTAAAGGCAAGCATATATTGATCTGTTTCTATAGCACCGACAGTACCTACGATAGCAAATATACCAAGTACAGCAAACCAAGTTGCCATAATTTCTTTAAATTTATTCATTATGCGTTCTCCTGTATTACTTCATCAACATTTTCTGAATTGATACCTAACATATTAACATTTTCAACATTTAATATTGATTTTTTTGTTTCATTTAAATCAATAGTACCGTTCTTAAAGAATTTTAAGATGTTATCAACTGATTTTTCGGCAGTATCTTCTGCCCATTGTTTTACTTTTGACATATTGTAGTCTCCTTTGTGTTATTGTTCATAATATCTGTATATACTATCATAGTTTTTAACATTTGTATAGTGTACAAAGTGTCGCACTTGATAGAATTATTATTTTTACTTGTTTTTTTCATAATATACAGTTATAATACACTAAAAACCTATAACTTACAAGAAAAAAATGGAGTAAAATGGATAAAATACTAGGCTGTTGCAAAAATACAACAATTTTTTAGAACAAAACTAGAACATTAAGGATTATGCGGCCTGATCCTAGGAACCAGGCCGTGCGTCCTGACTTTATCCGTCTCCATCAAAAGTCATAAGTCTATTATATCATTTTTTGACTATTCCGTCAAGCACTTATAAATAGTTATTATTAATTTCAAAGGAAAAAACTATGTACGAGTATAAATGCAAAATTGTAAAAATAGTTGACGGTGATACCGTTGATATTGACCTAGATTTGGGTTTTGGCGTTTGGCTAAGGGATGAAAGAGTCCGAATTATGGGCATTGACACTCCTGAAAGTAGAACAACTGACAAAATAGAAAAAATATTTGGTTTAGCAGCGAAAGATAGATTAAATTCGCTACTAGGCGGAGAAGCAATCTTGTTATCACAGGTAACAAAAGGCGGAGAGAATATGAAAGGTAAATTTGGTCGTATTCTTGGTAACTTCAAAACAATAGACGGCAAAAATGTTGCTGATACATTGATGAATGAAGGACACGCTGTTGCTTACAATGGTGGTGACAAAGATAATGTTCAAATGCAACATTTAGCAAATAGACAGAAACTAATTGATGAAGGAAAGATTCCTACACCAGAAGGTATGACTAAAGTTAAAGGTGCTTACAACGAATTTAAGGCAACTAAGCCACCAGCAAAGAAAAAAAGAAAAAGTAAAAAATAGTAAGATAATATAGGAGGACACTCCAATGAAATATCTTAAAAAAGTATTTGATTGGTTTTTTCAAGCATATGAACCTGAAAAACCTGAATTTAAACCAAAAAAAGTTTATAAGATAAACGGTAGAACATATTATTTAAGGAAAATAAAAAAGAGAAATGCCAGCAGTAAGTCGAAAAGGAGATAGTTTAAGTACAGGCCATGTTTGTACTGCAACCACAACTTTAGCTACGCCAGGACAGTCAACTGTCTTTGCAAATAAAATACTTGTTGCTAGAATAACAGATAAAACCATTTCTCATACTTTTCCGCCATCACCTCTTTGTCCAGCTCATGTGGCTAATGTCAATGTAGGTAGTGCAACAGTATTTGCTGTTGGTTTAGCGATGGCAAGAATAGGCGATAGTACTGACGCAGGTGCAATGACAACTGGTAGTGGTACAGTTTTTGCAGGTGGGTAATATTGGTATAAATAGTAGTAGGAGAGAAATATGGCAAGTTATGACGCTGGTACACTAACAAATAAAAGTAAGAGAAGTGCAAAAATTTATAAAGATTTAAATTTAGACTTTGCTCAAAATACTGCTACTAAAGACATTCAAAAAATGTTAGATGTAGAATCAGTAAAAAGAAGTGTACGAAATCTAATTAACTTAAATCATTATGAGAAACCTTTTCACCCAGAAATTGGGTCTAATTTGAGAGCATTGTTATTTGAAAATATAACTCCTCAAATTTCACACTTTATTGGGAAACAAATAGAATTATTAATTAAAAATTATGAACCAAGATGTCGATTGGTACAGGTTGCAAATATGCCTAATTTAGATAGAAATGGATATTCTGTTTCAATATCTTTTTATGTAGTTAACCATTCTGAGCCAGTTCAAGTAGAATCATTTTTAGAAAGATTAAGATAATATGGCAACTAAATTAGAAATATCACAATTAGACTTTGACGGAATCAAAGATAATCTAAAAACTTTCTTATCACAACAGGATGAGTTTACTGATTACGATTTTGAAGGTGCTGGTATGAATATTCTATTAGATGTTCTTGCTTACAACACACACTACCTAGGATACAATGCTAATATGTTGGCAAACGAAATGTATCTTGATAGTGCTGATCAAAGATCAAGTGTTGTGTCATTAGCAAAACAAGTTGGTTACACTCCAAGAAGTGCTAGTGCTTCACAAGCAACAATTGATGTTGTAGTAAATAATGCTAGTGGCGCTTCTATCACAATGTCAAGAGGAACAAAATTTACAACTACGGTTGACGGAACAAACTATTCTTTTGTAAATAATGCTGATGTTAGCATTTCACCAGTAGATGGTGTTTATAAATTTTCTAATTTAGTAATTTACGAAGGTACATATTTAAATTACAAATACACAGCAAACACAACTGATACAGATCAAAGATTTATTATACCAAATGATAATGTTGACACAACAACTCTTACTGTTAAAGTTCAAGAATCTTCTTCAGACTCTACAACAAATACATATTCATTAGCAAGTGGTATTACAACATTGGATTCTACATCTAAAGTTTATTTTTTACAAGAAATTGAAAATGGAAGATTTGAAGTTTACTTTGGTGATGGTGTTTTAGGAGAAGCAATCGCTGATGGTAATATTGTCATATTAGATTATGTGACTTGTAATCGAGATGAACCAAATGGTGCAACCTCATTTACATTATCAGGAACAGTTGGTGGTTTTGCAGGTGTGACAATCACAACAATTGGTAATGCAGCTGGTGGTGATGCTCCAGAAACAATTAAATCAATTAAGTATAATGCACCAAGAGATTATACATCACAAGATAGAGCAGTCACAGCTGATGACTATAAAGTTCTTGTAAAAAGTTTATATGCAAATGCACAATCAGTTCAAGTTTATGGTGGTGAAGATGCTGCCACTCCTGACTATGGTAAAGTTTATATTTCTATTAAAGCAAAATCGGGTTCTAATTTAACAGAAGTCACTAAAACAAGTTTAGTACAAAGTCTTAAATCATATGCTGTTGCTTCGGTAACACCTGTGATTATTGATCCTGAAACTACTTTCATAACTTTAACTACAACTTTTAAATATGATTCTAGTTTAACAACTAAAGATGTATCAACACTTCAAACAAATGTATTAAATGCTGTTTCAACCTACAATACAGACACATTAGAGGATTTTACAGGTATGTTTAGATATTCAGCAGTTGGAAAAACAATAGATGAAGCTGACACTTCTATATTATCAAATATTACAAAAATTAAAATGTACAAATACATTACACCGACTTTAAGTTCGGGTTTAAAATATACACTATCATTTAATAATGCATTTTACAATCCACACTCTGGTCACAATGCAAGTGCTGGTGGTATTGTTTCATCAACAGGATTTAAAATTAATGATGACAGTTCTACTAACGAACATTTCCTAGATGATAATGGTGAAGGTGCTATTAGAGTTTATTATTTAAGTGGTACTACAAGAATATATACAGATTCATCTTTCGGTACAATTGATTACACAACTGGAGAAATAATTTTAACTTCTGCTAACATTACAAGCATTTCAAATGTTGATGGTGCAGCTAGTACTCAAATAAGAGTAACCGTGACGCCAAGTTCAAATGATGTTGTTCCTGTAAGAAATCAAGTGTTATCAATTGATACTGCTAACTCATCATTTACTGGATCAGTAGATGAAATCGAAAGTGGTAGTTCACAAGCAGGTACATCATACACAACTACCAGCAGTTATTAGGGCTAGGTAATGGACAAGAAAAAAACAAATAAAAAAAAACTATCCACACTCATTAAACAACAAGTTCCTGAATTTGTTTTAAGTGATCACCCTAAATTTACAGAATTTCT